TTTCCAGAACAAGAAGATTCTCCTTATTCAATGTCTGCAAAAACATTGATGCCAATATCTGATGCAGTTTATACTGTAGATATAATGAAAAACGTAAATTATATAGTTGGAACACCAAAAGGAAAACATTTTGGAATTAATTTTGAAGATTATTCAAGAGGGATTTTAGAATTTAATTATATAGGGGGGATTGATTATGCTGAAAAACAAAAAGAGATAATGGAACTCTTAGAATACTATATAATTAAAACTTATCAAAGTATTAATGAATCAGAATACACAAAGGCAGAACTTTCTGAAATGAAATTTATGACTAACCAATTTTTTAAAGTGCATGAAGCTTATTATGATTTTAATAAATTTCAAGAATTATTTCCTGAAATTACAGTAGCTATTGATATGAGAAGAGATTCTCAACTTTTAGAAACTTTTTGGCCAAAGATAAGAAATACTTTATTTGAAACTGTTATAAATAATAATCTAAGAGAAGGACAGTTTAACTATGATGCAGATATCGGAATTTATCAATTACGCGGAGCAGAATTAAATTGTACTACATTAAAAGGATTTGATTTAGTAAAATGTAAGTTGACTGGAATAGTTAATGAATGTAATTTAATAGTATGTGAAGTAAATAATGCAAGAATTTTAAATTCTAAAATAGTAAAATCTGTACAAATTACAAACTCTTATTTAAAAGGAGTAACTATTGAAGAAAATAATAGTATTGATCATTGTTTTGTAGAAAATAATTATGAGATATTAAATTGCTCAATTAAAAATAGCATAATAAAATTTGCTGGATTAGGAAAATTTGCAAAATTAGATGAAGGAACTGTTGTTATTAGTAGAGAAGAGATACAACAACCTTTAGTGGGAGTAGAAGTTGAAGAAATAAGAGATTACTTATGGGTAAAAAATTTATTAGGAAAAAAACCAAAAGGTCATAAATTTGGAAATGAATATATTAAAAAAACTTATATTTAATGATATCTAGAGAAGAATTTTTAGCAGTATATGAAAAGTATTTACCAAAAAAATGGCTTAAATTTATTTTTAAATATTTTTCTAAAGAAACAGAAAAGAAAGATATGAATTTAAATAATATAATTACTTGGATATTACTCGGATTATTTTCAACAGGTTTAGTAGGGGTTATTATTCAAGGGCCGTATGAATTAATTATGTGGGTAACTTATAGTTATATAACTTTACTTTCAATATTAGTTATTTTTTTATTTATTGCATTTAAATAATAAAAGAATAAAAAAAATAGCTAAAGAACTTGGATGTTCTTTAAATGATTATAACAAATTAGCGGATGAATATTTTAAAATAACAATAGAAAATGACTAAACAAGAACTTATCGATGAAGTAAAGGGAGAAGTTACAGCAAGTTGTGCTCTACCTTTTGCTCCTCCGGATTCAGAAATTGATCGTATAATTAACTTGGAATCGCGTTGGTTATATAGGGAATACCGGGATACTTTATATACTAAGTGGTATATTTTAGATAAAAGATATTATAATACAACTGAGTGGAAAAACACAAGAACTTTTCAATTACCTAGTTGTGTAGAAGGAGTTAAGTTGATGTTTGAAATGACATCTGGTCAAAGAGTTTTTGGTATTCATGATCCTGATTTACAATTTGATAGATTAATGGCCGCTGACCTTTATTTAACACCACTTTCTTCAGATCAAATTACTTATAGAACAATTCAATGGTCATTTTGGGATTTATCAAGAGCTTTTAATTTGAGAGATATTCAGTTTTCTTATAATTTAAATACTCATAGACTAGTTATAACTGGTAGAGATCCTTCTCAGTCATTATTTATTACAACATTAGATAGAATTCCAGAAGAAGATATGTATAATGATCCAATAGTTATAAAGTGGATGATCGCTAAAACAAAAATGTCATTAGCTAGAATTTTTGGTACATTTGATTATAATCTTCTTGGAAATATTTCTATTAATTTTGATCAATGGAGGTCTGAAGGTAGCGAAGAATTACAAGAACTAAAAGAAAAAATTGCCAGTGATAACCAACCTGATTGGATGCACATGTTCCAATAACGTGTGAATTTAAACAAATAGCACCTATTATTGGAGTTAATTGGGCTAAAATTTTAAAACTACTAAAAGAAGAAAATTCGTATATAGAATACAAATAACTTTTAAAATTAAGAAAATGTCAATATGAATTTTTACCCTAATATAAATGAAAGTCCAGATGATGTTTGGATAACTAAACCTTATCGAAAATTAGTTGCTGATTCTACTGATTCTGAAGCAATAGCGTTTGGTATGTGTGATGATAAAATTGAAATTTCTGCTCCTAGAGGAACTCATAATGAAATATGGCCATATAATAAAATGGAAGCACTTAGAGTTAAGACTAGAAAGCCAACAGCGAGATTAGCTTGGTTATATCCAGGTAGAATATGGCCTGAAAAAAAATATATTTCATTTTGGACATATCCAAACACTAATGCGGAAATGGAAAAAATCATTAGAAAATTAGAAAAAAAATTAAATATTGAAATTTGGGAAGATCCAAATTTCAAGTTAGAAATTAATTTAATAGATAACAGTAAATTAGATCAATTTTATGGAAGATGGACTGTATATAATGATGATTCTGTAAAATTTATATCTCCAAAAGATTTTGAGAATAGTAAAACAAGATCAGAGGAAGAATTGGCTATAAAACATACAGATTCTGCAATTGAAAAAGAACGAAAAAGAAAGTTTGGAGCTAAACTTAAAGGATGGGGATCTGATAAAAAATATCAAGATAAACAAAAAGAAAAAAGATATATGGCAGCTGAAAGTTATTATCCTCGTTTACATGAAAGTCCCAATGAAATTATAAATCCTGAAATTTGGAAAAATAAAGATAAAGATTATAAAACAGGCTATAGTGATAGAATTCTTTGGAAAGATACAGATAATATTACATTTACTTATTATGATGGTGTATTATATGCTCAAGATAACGAAACTGATACAAGATATACACATTATAATATGGCTGATGAATATAGAGAAAACAACAAAGATATTGCTGTAACTAATAATGGGAGAGGAAATTATGCCGGTAGATTATTTACTGAACATAAAATAGTTTCATTTTGGGAATTTCCAGAAACTTATGATATTTTATCTGATATTTTATCTGATTTAGAAAATAAAACACATATACAAATTCTTAATGATCCAGAATGGCTTATAGAAATTCCAATTGACGAAGAATGGCTTCCTAGAATGCATAATATTAGTGATGTAGATTATATTCCTCTTAAAAATTATAAAGGTGGGCATAAAAGATCTAGAGAAGAAATGGAAATGGCTCATAAAAAACCTGATCCTAGATATGGAGGAGGATCAAGGAAACAAAAAAACTGGAAAGAATGGGATAAGCCATTTGAAAGTTTTTATCCAAAAATAAACTAAAATAAAATTTTAATATGAATTTTTTAAAAAAAATAATAGAAGAGGGGAGAAATAAATAATGTGGTGGATTTCTTTAATTATTTTAGTATTTGCAGGAATATGCAATGCTATTATGGATGTGATTAAAACACGTTATAATAATTCAATTTTTTCGGGTTGGAAAAATCAAACTTGGTTAAAACCTTCTTTATCTTGGAGGCTTAAATGGAAAAATGGAGATCCTTCTAAAGGACCTAAGTTTTTTGGGTCATCAACCTTTTTAGTATGGCTTACAGATTTCTGGCATTTAGCTAAATTTTTAATGCTAATGGCTATTTCTTTTGCTATAACATTTAGGGAACCTATGTTTGCTTGGTATATAGATTTTTTTATTTATTATTGTACATTTACTATTCCATTTGAATTATTTTATGGTAAAGTTTTAATCAAATCTTAAAAAATAAAAATAAATTTATAATATAGGAGACTTCACGGTCTCCTTTTTTATTTCTTAGGATATATAAAATAAAATCAGATGATACAAGAGATATATACAAGAAATCCTGAAGATCCCAACTTTGTCATTAACGTTTTACAACATAGTAATCCTATTGAAAGTATTATTACTAAGATTAAAATGTTATTTGGAACTAGACAAGGACAAATATTAGGAGATTTAAACTTTGGATTAGGAATTGAAGATTTAGTATTTGAAACTCGTATTAATAAAATAGAATTAGAAGAATCTATTAAACGACAAATAGGAGAATATATAACTGAATCATCAAAATACGTAATTAGACCAAGTGTATCATTTGGAAAAGCTGATGGTTATGATTATTGTATTATAGATGTCTATATAAATGAAATAAAAGTTTTTGGAACATTAATTTCATAATTTTAAAATATAAAATAAATAAAAATAAATATGAATAGTCCAAATATCTTTAGTTCAAGTAGAATTAGATTTAGTGAGCTTTATCAAGATTCTATAAATTATTTATCAACAACGTATGGTAATGTAGGACAATACTTCACAATGGCTTCTCCAATGGGTCAATTACTTCAAATTATGCTGAATTATGGGAAAATGATTTTATTTTATAATGAAGATTCTATCACTGAACTTAATATAGAAAATGCTACAAGACCCCAGAGTGTAAAGGGTTTAGCGAGTTTAACAGGACATAATCCTTCAAGAGCGATGGCAGCAAGAGGAACATTACAATTAAGATGGAATAATGAAGATGTTGAAAGTTATGCTAGTGTAATTACTATTCCAAATAATACTACTTTATCTAATCAATCAAATGGATTAACATATACAATTATTTTACCTGGTGAAGAAGCAAGATTAAATTTAACTGGTCCTGATAGTTATTTAAATGTAAACATTCTTCAAGGTTCTTTAGAATATCAACAAGCAACTGGAACAGGAGATCCGCTACAATCATTCAACTTTGCAACTAAAAAAGGTGCAAGTATTGATAATTTCTTTGTAAATGTTTATGTTAATGGAAAACTTTGGCCAGTGGAAAAATCTATTATTGATATGGTATTCGATCAAGAATCATGTATAGTTAAAACTGGACAATCTGGTGGTTTAGATGTATTTTTTGGTAATGGATTTAATGGAAAGGTTCCTGAATTAGGAACTACTATTTTGATTGAATATCTTATAACTGATGGAGAATCAGGAAATATTGATGAAATGGAAACTAATCTTCAGGATCAATGGTCTTTTACATCTCCTGGATATGCATTAGATAGTACAGAACTTGATTTAAACAAATATGTTAATGTAGATATAGAAAACAATATTTTGTTTGGAACTTTAGAAGAACCACTTTATTTAACAAGATTACTTGCTCCACATATGTCAAGAAGTTTTGTATTGGCAAATACTAATAATTATATTTATTTTCTTAGAAAATTAAATCTTTTTACTATTATTGATGCTATTCCTGGTTTTGCTACATTTGAAGATCAAGTTGCTTTGGATAAATTTAATCAGGCACAAACTACTTATGAAGAAGAGAAAAAGATATATGCTGAACTTATAGATTCATATGGCATTACAGGCGCATTGGCTATACAACAAAAACCAAAGGTTGATAGAGCTCAAGAATTACTTTTTTTAGCTCAAGCAACTTTAACTGAACAAAAGAAAGATGATAATACAATTTATTTGTTTTTAATTCCAGATATCAATAAGCGTATAGCTCCGGGAGTAAATTATTTTGATGCTCCTATAAGTGCATTTAGTTTATCTTCAGGAGAAGAACAAGCATTATTAGATTTAATAGAGGAAAGTGGACAAAGAGTAATAACTGTTGATAATGCTATTTTAGAAATAAAATATCCAAGGTTTGTTCTTAATATGACTCTTATTTTATGGGAAGGTTCAGATTATGATACTGTAAGAGAAACTATTATTTCTAATACATCAGATTATTTTTTAAAAAGTACAAGAAGAGATCGAATTCCTGTTTCAGATTTAATTAAAGTAGTTGAAGAAGTTGATGGAGTAGATTCAGTAAATCTTTGGTTTGATGCAGATAAAGATAATTTTAATATTTATCAATCTCATTATGGTATTGATGATTATGGGGATATTATTCTTGAAAGAAATATAAAGGATGCATTTGATAACGATGTTCCTGTTAAAGATGTTTACCCATTAATTAGAGGTGGTTGGGAAAGTTATAATGGTGTTACTTATGAAGATGGAACAGCAAAAGCTGAACTTTCATCATTAAATATACAAGTAAGAGGATATACAAATAGAGATTTAAACAAAAAACTTAATTTAGCAATAACACAAAATATTTAAACTATGGCAAAACATTATGAAGAAAATGTAGATAGTCAAGATAAACGACAATTACATAAAATAAGATCTTCTTATTTAAGTGAAGCAAAACATATTAATGATAAATTTATTAATTTAGGCTATAATTATTTTGGAAATATTTTAAAAAATGGTTCATCTCCTGAATTATGGTCTAATCCCCAACAAATTGGAATGTATGGAAAATTAGAAGGGATGCTAACTTATATTTTAGAATCAACTAAAATGATTAAAATATGGTTTTCTTTAGCCCATGATAAAAATACTACGCTTATCAATTAATGGAATATAAAATTAAAAATTATGAAATTAAATAACTGGAAGATTTTTGATAAGTCTGGAAGTCCGATAAATTGGTATGCTGATCCTTATATAAATCTTGAAATTACATCTCCTACAGGAATAAATGCTGAGGGGTATATTTTAACAGATGCAAGTAATTTAGCTGAAGAGGTGGTGATAACAAATTGTGGATATAAATATAGTGATTCCACTACTACTTTAGCATATTCATATACATTTGATCCCAGTGCACAAACTCCAGTTTTAGTGCAAGGAACTGATATTTCTATAGGTTTTAAAGATGTATCTATATTTACTCCTGAACCAACAAATTCATTAGGTATAGAATCTGTAACTTTATTAACTAATGATTTAAGTGCGAACACATTTATTTATCCGTCTATAATTTATTCTGGGGCAATTTTTTTAGAACCTGTATCACAAGGAATTGTAGAAACTGAACATTTATTTATTTTTGAACAATTAGATTCTTCTTATATTAGACCTTACGATTCTTCAACTACCACATTAAAAATACAAATGTATGGAGATGATGATGAAATAAAATTATTTACTATTAATGAAGAAGAACAAATTGTTGATTGGACTGATACTCTTTATTATGATATTTCTGTCTATTCAGAAAATACTCCATTATCTTTAAATATTGGATTTAAGACAGATGATGAAGGCGTATATGAGAGAAAACTTAGAATTTATAATACTATTCAAGGAGTTGATAATCTAATGGCAGAAATTCTTATAAGTGCTGAATCTATTGGGGAAGATGAACGTCATAGAACACTTCTTGGAAATTTTGGTCTTCCTGATCCAAAAGAATTTCCAAAATTATTTAAAGAAGCAGATATTAATGAAGATTTACCAGATTTTGAAATTATAAATCCAAAGTCTAAACAGATGATATTGGATCAGTCTGAGATTGTACCTTATATTGGGACTTATAAAGCATTAGTAAATGCTATTAAATGGTTAGGATATGATGATGTTTATGTTCGGGAATGGTTTAAAAATGTTAAATCAAATAAAAAATTATCTCTTATTATTCCATATAATGCTGCAGATAGAACTACTACGATTCTTAAATTTTCTTCAGATGAAAGAAAATCACTAAAGAAACTTAATCAATTAACTCTTAATTATTGTTTAACAAAAGAAACTGGAGAAATTGATGCTTGGGGAACACCAGAAACAGAAAATTGTTATGAATATAGTATTGATGAAGTATTTATAAAATTATTATCTCTCAAAGATTGGTTAGAGAAAAATATAATAGGTGTAAATTCTAGAATTGTAGAAGTTACTGGAGAAGGTATTTATTATGAAAGATATGTTAATCTTATCTACGCTAATCAAAATCATGGTTTTACTTATGGAGATTCGCAAACAATTACACCATATTCTATACCAGATAATAGTGAGTTAGTTTTAGGAGATGCTTCAATAAGTTTAACATTATTAGAATTAGAAAAAACTACTATAAATGATCTTGAGTATAAATTCTCTGATTTTATTAATTATGTCTGGAATCCTTTAGATCCAAGTGTAACATTAAGTCCAACTGATCCTTCGTATATTGCTGATCCAAATCTTTATTTAGAAATAGGTCCTCCTATTTCTTATCCATTTGTGGGCGCAAAAGATATACAGTGGAAAACTTCATTATTAAAATCATCTGCAACTATTCCAGAAACTCATGTTTCTAAACCTTTGTGGATTTATGATGAAAAAGTTAATTTTTATAACATATTTGATGAAGATAGACCATTTGACCCTGGAACCACAGATGCATCTTGCGGTGCAGTATTTTATGATTCATCTATAAATGTAGATTTAAGATTAGAAAAAGCTTATATTAGAGATGCTAGTAATTCAAATTGGGATTCTTTAGCATATTCAATTTATCCGAATCAATTAATAAATTTAAATTCCGGAGAGGCTATATATTTAGTAGCGGATGTTTCATATGCTATTATTTCAGGAAGCGGAACAATTGAAGATGTTACTGAATCTAATACTTTTGATATTGGGTTAGATCCAAGCTATTATAATTTTGATGTAAGTCTTTATGTAACCGCAGACACAAGTACTGTAATTCAATCATCTGTATATTTAGATTGGATATTAGAATCTTCTTTAGGTGCTAAATTGTATTTTAATGATATGGTTAATTTTACACAAGGATCAGGTTCTTCAATTAAGTATGCTAATACAAATACATGGCCAGCGATTGGTCAACCAAATACACATATAATAAATCCTGTTAATAATTATAATGAAATTCTTTTATCATTTAAGAATTTTAGTACTATTGATACAAGTGGAAATACATTTACATTATCATCTGATAAACTTTATTTTTTAGAAATAATTGATGGAAGAGTTATTTTAGATCCAAGTATATCTGCAGATCCAATTATAGGAATTGATCCAAGTGTATATTTAACTCCAACATATTATATCGATTATAATTATTATGATAAGCAATATATTTCAGTAAGTATGGAATATTTTTCTCCAAGAATGCCAATGTATGTTGTAGATCCAAGTATTTATTATTACGCAGATCCATCTGGCTTATCTGGTTCTTCAAATGCTCTTGTTATAGATAATAGCGTTTATAATATGAAAGTTAAACATACCGGAGATTATATTATAGAATCACGTGTATGGGATGGATATAATCTTTTATATTCAAATCGCGGAAATAAGACACATCAAGTATGGATGAAAACTCCGACTATTAAAGCTTTAATAGATTCATCTATTAACTTAAATATTATTAAAGAAGCTAGTACTTTTATGTCAGAAGGTGATGTTAATTCTTTAATAATTAATAATAAATATCCAATTTTTGATAGAATTCCTTCATATAAAAATTTAAAATTAAATCATGATGAAAATAATAATACTTTTATTCAAGTTCCAGATATGACATATTTTCAAAGTGAAAATGATTTTAGTTCTTTTAATAGATATTTTAATTTATCTGAACGAGTAGTTAATATCATACCGGCTAGTTTTCCTTTGGCTGCTACTATACATGTTAATAATATTGATGTAAGTTTTAATTCAGGAGATGATCTTAGGCTTGTTAAAGTTGATAAAGGATCTTATTTAACTATTGGAGATGTCAGTACTCAATGTACTGGAGTTAATAGTGTAGTTGATCATTCTCTTATTATGACAATAGATAATTACCAGCTTCTTATATGTTAGATATTTCTACAGATATTTATGTTATGAATGAAACATATAGATTAACACAAAATCCTTCAAATTTATATGATACCTCTACATTTGTTATAGATATTAGCAATTTTACATTTAGTGAAAATCAATTAGTGAATATAATAGTTTATGATTCTTGTATAGGTAAAGAATTTGGAGCAAGTTATAGATTATTATCAACTCCGGATGGTTCAACACATACTTTTAATAATTTATTTCCTCAATTTATAATTGATAATTCTACTAGATACTCAATTTATACAAAATATGCCTTTAGTTCTCCTGCAGATTATATTATGGAAACTACATCTTCATCTATATTAGATGGTAGTATGAGTATTTATACTAATGATTATAGAAGTAATTTTATAGATAATACATTTCAAATTATGCCATTAACATTTAATCATGAGAATGTTACTGATCAATGGTTTGATGAGTCAAGCGACGTAGTAACAAATCCATATTATTATTATGATAAAGCAATTTTTATAGATGTTAGTACATTTGTCATACTAAAGACAGAATATGATTCAAGTAATTATATGTTAAATCAGAAAAATATTTGGACAATTCAAGATAATATTACAAAGGAAGATATTTTAAGAACTCATAATGAAAGTATTCCATATATATTTAATACTCCTGGATATTATGATATTCTTGTAGAAACTTATGATTATTATGGAAATCTTTCTAGAAAAAGATTTGAAGGATTTATTGAAGTTAGATCAGGCACAGGTGTAACAGGACTCACAGCATTTCCTTTCCAGATGCTTATTGACACTTTAGAAGGAGATGGAGTAGCTGCTATGTCTATACCAACTGCCCCTGGCTCTGATTATAATTGTAGCGTTAATTGGGGTGATGGTATAATTACTAGTTACAACAGTACAAGTCCAACTATATCGCATAACTATGCAAGTGGTGGACAATATACTATTTCAATTAATGGCACTTTCCCAAGAATATATTTTAATGATACTGGTGATAAACTTAAACTTCTAGAAGTAGTTAATTGGGGTAAGTATGGTGAAGGTGTTACTGATCAATCTAATGCTTTTTATGGTTGTGCTAATTTAACAAGTATTGCTGAAGATTGGGAATTAATTAACACTAGTATTACTAATGGTTATGGTATGTTTCTTGCTTCCTATATTAGTTCACTACCGTCTGGAATGACATTACCATTATTGACTGATGGTACTGCTATGTTTAACAATAACCCTCTTACTACATTACCATCAGGAATGACATTACCGTTATTGACTAATGGTTATAATATGTTTTATAATTGTTCTCTCACAGCATTACCAGCTGGAATGACATTACCATTATTGACTAATGGTACACAGATGTTTCGTGATAACTCTATTACTGCACTACCATCTGGGATGGAATTACCGTTATTAACTAATGGTTCTTATATGTTTCTTGATAACACCATCAACACCACCGATTATTCCGCCTTTATTGTCAGAATGGAAGCTGCTAACTCAGAAACAGGTGTACCATTTCATGGAGGTAGTTCAACATATACAGGAGCAACAGCGATAGCGGCTCATGCAGCATTACTTGCAAGGGTTCCTACACCATGGACTATTACTGATGGAGGTGTGATATAAAATTTGATATAAGTAACTTAAATAAATTACCAACATTTATTAATTTAGTGTTTGTTGATGTATGAGAAAATATGATAAGAAAATAGAGAAACAATTTGTAAATTCACCAGATATTTTTTTTACAGTAGATTCACCTTCTTGGAGAAATCCTGCAATGATGGATATTTCAACTTTGTGTTCAGTGTTAAATATTTCAGATAATGTAGAAGAATTTTTAAAAGATTCTTCTACTAATGTATTTGCTTATGAATTTAAAGATCAAGATGTTGATCCAACATTACCGCCAGGTACTAGTAAATTAGATAAAAGTTTGGAATTAGCAGTAGATGATAATTTTCTATATGTTTGGATTAAAAGTAGATGGAAACGTATTCCTCTTTCTTTATTTAACTAATCGTAACTGGCATTTGTCCTGGAATCCCATATGTTACAGCTCCTACAGTAACAAAATCTTTTAATAAAAAAGTACTCCATTGAAGATTAGTAAGAGGATTTAAATTTTCATAAGATGGAAATGGATCTTTTTTAATAGTTGATACAGGAGGAGGTAATAATTTAGCTGCTGCTAATGCAGTTAGATATCCTTTATTATTGAACTTCATATTTTCTCCTGACATAAAGCTTTCATTATTAATTTTAAATCTTTTATTTATGGATTCTAAAGGCTCAGAGTTTATATTATCTTCTAAATTTTCTGCAATATTTATTACAAACTTGGGGTTTTTTAATGTAAAACCAAAATTAGCAGTATTTGGTTGTAGAGTTGTAGGTAAAGGAGCCACCAAAGCATTTAATTTATCAATTATATTATTTAATCTGTCAAATTGTTTTTCAATAAGGTCTTCGGCAGTTTCTAATGCTATTAAACTAGTATTTGCTAGCCCTCCCTCTGTAATTTTTCCACCAGCTTGAATTACGTCATTAACTAATTGCCAAGCTTGTTCTAATTTATATTTTTGCAAGTTAATTTCATCTAAAGGTATTTGTAACTCATCTTTTATTTGTGTCCAGACATTAAGTTTTTCTTTATTTTTTTTAGTATTAGTAGGCCTTGATAATTTATGTTTATTTACTTTATTTACAGCTAAATTTCCTTCTTTTATTTTTTCATCTAATTTTACAGATGTTTCATCTATAAATTTTTGTAGCATACCTTCTTTAAATTGAACTAATTGTTCATTAATTTCTTTTTTTATTTTTTCTAATTGTTTTTTTAAAAAAGCAGTTGGGTCTAAAATAGGCATAGCATATTCTGTAGAATAATTTACCATTAAAACCATTGGAAATATCCACAATCCTGTAATAGTTAATCCTAAAACGATAAATCCATATTGTGTAGCAATAGGTATAACAGGAATATAAACAGTAGGGAGTAATAATGGACCAGTTGGAAGTATTAATCCTGTTGACCATCCAGTTATAGGATTGGCAACACTTGCTAATGTAGCAAATGTACAATATTTTAACCAATACTTAATATTACCCATATCAGCTTTTGTAAAACCTTCTTTAGGCTCACATTCAGTATCGTCTGGAGTAATTGTGTATATTCTAGTTTCATTTCCACCTGTGCCTTTTAATGTATAAGAAGAATAAATTGCTAAATCTTTAATGATTACTTCAATTTTTGCAATCTCTATAGGTAGTAATTTATATTTTATCCATAAATTTTCAAAGAAATTTTGAATATAATTTCCTTCTTCAATTACTTGTAGTTTATTATTATCTTCTATTTTATTAATACTTGGATCAACTTGATTAGTAGAAGGATCCACCTCATATTTTTTTATTATACTTCCTGTATTAACATAAAATTGATATAAATAATAAATTTTATTTATTAATTGTTCTCTTTCTGTAACTTCTAATTTTTTTGGGTTTTCAATATTTTCTAACCATAATTTAATATCTGAAAACTTTCTTCTTTCATTATACTTGTTTAAACCAATTTTAAACCACTTTTCTCCATTAGTTATACCTTTTTCTAAATCTTTTAATAATTCACTAATTTTTTCACTAATTTTTTGAGGAGAAAATTTATCTAAAATATAACGTTGTTCAGTAAACACAGAAATATGATCTCTATATGATTTTTCATATTTATTAGGTTCTTTAATTCCATTTAATTCTAGACTTAATTCAAAAAGAAAATACTCAATAAGAGTAAATTCATTATTTAATGGTTTATTTTGTTTTGCTAGATTAATAGCTGTTTGTTCAATATTAGTTAAATATTTATTAATAAGTATTTCTTCTGCATCAAGATCTTCTTTAATTTTATTTAAAGTTTCATTTTTTCCATGAAATTCTATATTTTCTTTACTAGTTATTTTTTTAATTCGTTTTTCATATTCTTCGTTTATTTTTTCCCAACTTTCTTTAATATCTTTAAACTTTTTTTCTATACCACTTAAGACTGCTATTCCATCCTTTGAGTTCTTTATCATTATGGGATAAAGTGATATTACTTCCCATTTTCTAATGAAATCTTTAATATAATTTAACTCTGTATATTTTTCATTAAGTAAGTTAATATTCCGTGTTAGATAGTCCTCTGGGGGCACAGAGATGTCGCTGAGTGCAATACTGGCATCATTTAAAGAAGTAATACATCCATTGGTTGGAGCATACACAGAGTGACCCTCTAGGCTTGCTATGATAGTTTCATCAGTTACTTTAGACCCCACATTAACTTTATAATCCCATGATTCTTTTCTTTTATTTTCAATGATTGCTGTAATTGCAATTTCATGGGCTAAATTAGCAGATATTTTTTTTTCTTCATCTACTTGTGTTACTTTACATGTAGTAACTATATTTTCATAATATGGTTGATGAGGAACAATAACATTATCTTTGTTAATTGAACATTTTAGAATAAAATCATCTTCAAGAGCACTAGTTGTTATTGGATCATCTTCTAAATTATTAACTTGGATTTGTATACTAGAACATAAATTCTCATTGAGATCATTTTCTGCTTCAGTTTGTGTTTTTAATAAATTATGTAAATAAACTGTTGAGGCGACTCCTATTGCAATAATAATTGTGTCAGCGATTACAAGAAATCTTTTAAGTTTTTGAGTTTTGGGATCTTTATCATTCCAAACTGCGCTTAGTGTGGTTCTTATTAATTTTTGTATATATTTAAATCTAAATTTTGATGGAAAATCAGATTGCGTTAACGTATCAATTAATAATTTTCCAATATAAAAGGACATCACAGCTAAACCTGCATATTCTATTTTATATTTTTCAAATTCTTTAGAAATTTTGTTAATTAAGTCATTAGTTTCTTCAATAGCTTCTAGATATTTTTTATTAAATTCACCACTATCATTTGTTATAGATGGAAGATTACTTATTTCTTTTAGAACATTTTCTATATTATTATTATTTATATTTTGACACACTAATAATAAATCGGATAAAATTTCATCATTTATTAAATTATCTGCTTCATTTAATAATATATTTGTTTTTGGATTTTCTTTTAAACTAGCTTTCATTTTACTTAAGCTATTTAATTCAAAATCTCCTAACTCAAAAGTCATTTCTTCTAAAAAATTCTGTATTTTTTCAAGCACAGATTTATTGAGTATTTGAAGAGAAATAGGTTTTTCCCAGAATTTTGTTTGTTCTAAGAGATCTAAATTAAACTTTTCAGTTATTAATTTTATTAATTTTTCACTAAGTATTGACATTATAGTACATAATCTTCATCTTCTTTATCTTTAAAAATATATTCTTTTCTTTTCATTTTAACATTTCCATCTTCTCCTTTTTCATGCCAACTATAAACTCCTTTATTAAAAGTTATTTCAAATGGCTCATCTAAATTAGATACATATTTTTTACCCATACCGGGTTTAACGTATGCTATCGTCATATGTGGATGGAATGGAAAAGATTGTGTATTTTCAAAGTTATTTACAAACATTTTTCTGTAACCTAATAATTGTTTAGTTACGGGAATATCATATTTTACTACATCATATTCTTCTTTTTCAAAGATAGATATTTCCGATATCATAACAATAACTTCTTCCATACTTTCCTCGATTACGTTAATCATTTGTTCAGGAGTTACATCATCTTCATGAATTCCATAAAGAATTGTCACGTGAGGATTATCTTCTAATCCATAAGAATCATCAAGAGGTTTTTTATACACATCTTTGGGATCTATTCCTCCTAGATGAATGCTATCCCATTCTTTCATATTTGAATCTAACATTACACACCCATAAGTAGGTTCTTCTCTTTCTTTTTGCTCGTTTAACCATTCATTTAAACTTTCATTTACAATTTTTTTCATAGTTTTATTTTGATATAGCATAAAAGTGGTGAGGCCTTAGGTAAGCCAATTAGAAGATTAAAACTAACTGTTTCACTTTTATTATATATTCACAAAATAAAAAGATTCTCCATGGAAAAACATAAACAATGTATGAGATCATTCTACAGATAATTTAAAAGACAGATATCTTGAAAGTGGAGTAGCTTTAAATGAGGTAAAGAAAAAAAATAGGTCTATTTACTGATAAGAACATTTGTTGATGTTGCAGCTTGCATAGCTTGTGTAACTAGTCCAACTGTAACTCCAGGTGTTGGTGGTAGTTTAGCATCTAGGGCTGTAGCCATTTGTGTCATTAATGACCATAAAGGTTCTGCAAGTATAGCATGTTTATATGGGCCGGTTCCAACTTTTGTGCGTTGTGCTCCTGCTACAATTACTTCATCTGCTTCTACTGTAGCTTTTGCTGCTGCAGTTATATTTACTTCATTTTTAGATGAAATATTTATTTTATCTCCCTCCATTTGAATAATTGAATCACCATTAGCATGTTGTAATGTAATCATTGAATCTGGAGTAATTTGAAAGAATGATTCGTTCTTAAAAATCATTAATCCTGACTTCCTTAAATGAATTATACTTAAATTTTCAACAGGATCATGTAAAAGAACATGGCAACCATCATTATAATCTTCTTTTATTTTATCAATTAAATCTGTATCTAAATTTTGTATTGCTCTAATTTCTGGAGCATATAAATCACCATTATTAAATTGGATTCTGCACCAGGAACCTATTTTTGGAACAGACATCATTCCAGCTCCATTTAATCCATAAACATCACCAGTAATAGGAACTGCCCATGGAATATGTTCATCCACAATTCCGTCCATAACTCCAAGAACTCTAACTTTAGCTCTCCCAGCAAAAGTTGGATCTTGATTGTTAATTACTACACCTAACCAATCATTATCATGTAAATCGTTATTTATAAATTGTATATTCATAGATTATCCTGCTATAAGTTTATTTGTTGTCGCTGTAGATGTAGGAAGTCCTTCTACTATCTTACCTAAATTTAATGATCTTGATGTTGCTTCAGAAAAACCTATATCTTTTTCAAATATAGATTGTAATTTTTTATTAGTTTCGCCAGGGCCTTTTAAATCAGTAGCTCCAGAGAAATCTCCTTCAGTAACTAATGATTTTCCAATTGCTGTAGAAAATGCTTTATCTCCTTCAAATATAGATTGTAATTTTTTGTTAGTTTCGCCTACGCCTTCTAAATCAGTTGCCCCCGAGAAATCTCCGGGGTTAATTATTGATCTTTCAGTTGCTGCATCAAAATCTGCATCTCCTTCAAATATAGACTGTATTTTTACATTAGTTTCATCTTCTCCTGTTAAATTAGTTGCTACAGATAAATCTCCTTTAGTAGCTTCTGATACTTCTTCTTCATAATTTAGTGATCTATTAACTGCATTTGTATAAGTTTGATCATTAAATATTGGTTGTTGAGAAACATTAGTTTCTCCAGGACCTATTAAATCAGTTGCTGAAGAGAAATCTCCCTGAGTTGATTCATGTATTGCATCTTTATATAAATTTGCATTTTCTATAGGATTTGATATATTTTGTTCTTGGCTTAATCCAGAAGGCATAGGATCTCCTATTATATCTGTAGCTCTAGAATAATCTTTTATGGCATCCCACACTCCAGCATCACTTAATGCTAAATTAGCAGCTGATATTAGTTCTACGTTACTTTCAGTAGCCTTTCCTGGTTGATCACCGCTTACAATATTTTCTAAATAAGCTCTAAATAAATTATCTCCTATTATATCTCCTTCTAATCTTTCTGAAGGGGCTACATAACTATTAATAACTGTATTTATACCCTTTCTCAATAATCCAAAGCCTGTAATAATATCTTTAGATTGAATTGCGGCTTGTGCTTCATTAAAAGAAATACCTAAACCTGGAATTTCCATTACTTTAGCTTTATTAACTATTGTTTTTCCAAGATTAGTTGCATAAGCAGTTCCAAAATCTAATGCATTTCCAAACCAACTATTAGAATTATTTTCATCTGGTCCTATATTTTTCCATTTATCTTTACGTTTATGAGATAATAATGACCCGGTATTAAATCCCTCAGCATTAGTATTATTTCTTGCACCAAACATTGTATCATCATTTTGCATTTGATTAAATGTATTCCCAGAAATATGCATTCCTTGTTCTTTACTATTAGTATAGTTTAATGGATGATTTTGCGCAATTCCTAATTTAGTTTTATATGAATTAATTCCACCTGGATTTGTATCGCTATCTACAGAAGTTGAATCATATGGTGCCCCAGGTACTGTTATCCATGCTCCTTCTCCATTTGCAGTAGTATCAAATACTTTTTTATTTGGATCTGGGAGTGATGTAGTTTTTGATCTATTATAACTATTTAATACCCTATCATATAGATACATATTTTTAAATACTGGATAAGATTGTTCTTCATATATTTTACCAACTTTTATGCTAAATTGAACTTGAGCTTCATCTGGATCTTCACCTAATGATAAGCTACTTAAATGAGGAAATGAAAAATTTTCTAAATCAAATTCGCACATTTCACAATTTATAACCCATGTAGGTAAAACATCATCTAATAAGTGTAGTTCTAAATTTGTTGAATATTGTGATTGCATTATAGGATCTCCTGATTCATTTGTTTTTATTGGTGCTACTCCATAACCATTATATTGATTTTTTGTATGAAATTGTCTAAATTCAGAAATATAAATTTTTAATGTAAAATATCTCATCATATCAGGTAAAACCCATCTTTGGTAAGTATCATCCCATGCAATTTTTCTGTACAAATTTAATAAATGAGACATTCTCATATCTACACCTTCAAGTGTTGTAATAGTTAATCTTTTATCTTGTGTAATTCTTATACCTTTTGTTGGATCAATTTTTAGTAAATCTTCTACACCCTCAATTTTTTGAAAATACCATTGAAAATCATTTTGTAATTGTAACCATTTTTGTTGAAATTCTTTTAACATATTAGCTCTTGTATACTCATTAGCATCTAATAAATAATCAATTGACGAATATCTTTGTCTATCATCTAATTTTTCTGTACCCGCTGACATAAATAATGGATGTGGCATTCTATCATAATTAATACCCCCTAAATCATATTGACCTCCTGCTCCGTTATACCATCTATCTCTATCCCAGTTATCTGCAAAAATTAATTTGAAAGAAACATAAGTTGGTTGATCAAAACGTTGGTTTAACTTTTCTCTTGATGCTTCTTTTTGGGAATAATTTCTAAAAGTTTTATAAACGCTCATATTATATATTATTTTCTTTTTCTATACCCTCAACTGCTACAGGAGGTGGCCATTCTCTTCTTGTTAAAATAAAAGATTGAGTAAAGTTTGACATTATTGAATCATCATTATTATGAGTATATTTTATAGTAAATCCTTTTACTAAATACCATCCACTATAAAATTGTTCTAATAAATCTAAACCAATAGAATCTTTATTTATAATTTGATTTTCTAATCTATCTTTTTGTATTAATACAATTGGTGTTTTATCGCCTCTTATAATGTTTAAGTTCATTCCCGTTACTGATATCTCAACATTTAATTTTTCAAGTTCTTTTTTATTTATTACATTTTGTAATTTAGCTCTTAGATAATTTTTATGGTGATTTCCATCCCATAAAGAACTATTTTCTTCAGGATTGCTTATAGTATATTGAATCCCCATCCATGGATTTTTAACATAAATATCAGGATAAGAATAATTTGCTTGTGCTAATTCATTTCCTTTACTTTCTATATCTTGAGTAGCTCTTCCTCTTAAAAGAATATATTTATCAACTTTATTAGGATCATAAGTTGGTTCCATTGGAATTTTCCAGTATAATTGTCCATCTTTTTCAAACAAATTTTCATTATGTTCAAATAAGTGGCAATTTATTTTAGTTCCAACTTGATATGTAATTTTTGTTGATCTATTAACTGGACGCCAATAATTAATAAAGAAAGAAGATGCTTTATAACTATCATAATTAGAAAATACTTTTGCAGTTTCTGATGCTGTATTAGATTTAGATCCAAATGTATATTCTCTATCAATATTATTTAATAATGCTGCTAAATCCACTTCATCTTCGCTTGACATTAATTGTTTATTTAAATTAACAAAGTTTAAATTATAATAAATATCAATCCATATATCGTAAAAGGAATTATCATCTTTCCATGCTTGTTGTGTTGTTTCTCTTGCATATTCCCCCAACGTATTATATCCACTTATCCATATTTGTTTATCATCTGTATTATCTTCATTTGATGCAAAACCTAATCCTGCTTTTTCAGCTAAATTATACATAGCTTCATAAGAAGTTCCTTCATAAGAAATGTTATATTTAGAACTATCCATCCATGGAATAAATAATGTGCCATAAAAAGTTAAAGTTGTTGGTCCTGCTATTTCTGTTGTGTTTTGGCTTGAAACAACTGCTGTTATTACATAATCATTTCGTAAACTTTTTAAAACATTAGATTTATTTCTAATAGCAACAGAAATAATGTCACCATCTTTCGGCATTTGTTGAGAAACAAAAGTTTGATGAATAAATGTACATTGTAAAGTAATTTTTGGTAAAAATTCTGTACACTCTATTGTCATAGAATTTATTTCTGTACTGGCTATAATATAATTATTTATTTTTATTAATGGATTACGTATAGATGCTAAATTTTCTGGTTTTTGGCTATTTTCTGTTTCATTTGATTGAATAGATAATTCATCTAATTTAATTGAACTTTTAAATATTTGATAAATTCTATTTTTTCCAGCTCCGCTATTAACTGATCTAGATTGATTGGGTGCCTTATTTTTTATAGGAGGATATATTGTTCTTTCTGCCATTATTTATTATTTCTATTTTTAATCACAGTTGTTAAAAAATCACTTGCTGACATACCATCTTGAAGACATGTTTCAACTCCAGCTCCAAAATATATTCTTCCATCTCTTTTGTAAAATGGTTCTTTACCTTCTTCAGCTATATTAGGAGGTAAATCCCCTGATTTAGCACCTTTTAATGATCGATCATCATATTTTTGAGCATCTTCTTCTTTTTTAGGTCTTTTCAGAGGATCAATATATCTATAACTATCTCTAATTTTTGAAGCTTTGTCTGAAGTAGTTCCATTACCTGGAATCTTTAATTTTTTTTCTATAGAATTTAAATCAGGTATTAAAATTACATCTCCTTCATCTATTGAAAATGGATTAGAAATTCCATTATATTTTAAAATAAATTCAGCATACGCAGAATCATTATAAACAGCTTGAGAAATTAAATCAGGTCTCATTCTATATTCTTTAGGAATTTTATATATGTTATATGCAATATAATTTCTGTTTTTTAAATCAAAAATTGATTGGGTTAAATCTCTTATTTTTTCCCCATCAGGTTTTGTAAAAAATGGCTTAATATCTAAAGTGTTAGAAAACATATTATTTAAGTGATTTTAGTGCAACCCAATTAACAGATCTATATTGACTTCTTGCCATATCTCCATTTAAATTGGATAAATTTTCGTTTGGAGAAACAGCCCTAAAAGGAACATGAGCCCAAACACTTGTGGTTCCAGTATTTGCAGGAGTTTTTATTATTGGAACCCCTGATAATGAACCAGTTGTATGTGGTCCAGCTAACCAACCTCTTGATATTGCTGCTGTACCTGTTTCATTAGAATTTTGAGTAAATATATCAATTTTTGATTGATCATCAGCACTACCTTCCATTACATCAGGTAAATCATAGATACGACCCATACCTCTATTAAATACTGATTGAATAGCATCTCTATCTCTTGCCATTCCATGATCCATTTTAACTGTAACTTTTATTTCAGTTGGAAAATCATCAGGTCCAAGTTCTTCTCCAAATTCAACTTCAACTCCAGTACATATTAAGTTTCCTATCATCGCTATCGGATTTAATGGGTTTCCAATTGTAACATGCCATTCTCCAACAGGTTCTCCAGTTAAAAGTGCTTTTAAACCAGTAAGATAAGGAACTGCTCCAGCAGTTTTTGCTGCTAAATCATGTTTTAGAAAATTATGTCCTATCCCACCCCCTGTAAATAAACCTTGAACTGCGCCAAAAATACCCTTTATTCCTCCTTCACCACTTTTTCCTAATAATTGATCAAAGAATCCTTTTGCACCCGACATAATTCCTGATTCGGGATTAGAAACTTCTCCTGCCATTGCATTAATTGTTTGATTAGCCCATTTAATAGGTTCTCCAGAATACCAACTTTTTATACCATCTTCTCCACCAAGAAAAGGATATCTTGCAGGATTTCCCATAAATCTATGTTGACCTCCAAAAAACACCGCACTAGCAGAACCAATAATTAAAAAGTTAGAGAGAATATCAAGTAATACAGCTTTTGGATTTATTCCACCAATAGGTCTTGCTACATATTCAAAAACTAAATTTAATCCAGACCAGTCAAATTCTAAACCCGGGGCTCTTTTCTTAACTGCATCAATTCTATTTACAGGTCCAAGAATTCTATTTTCATAAGGACCATCTTTATAAGGATCTGGTGGTAAATTCCCTTGATTCATTATTAATTCAGAATTAAAGTTCCCACCTGCTACATTCAACATTTTAGACAATCCTGCTAATCTTCCGAACACTTTACCTCCTATTCCTTTATCATAAGATCCAGGACCAGCTTCAATATCTGGTGTAGATTCAGTGCCTACATTCCAAACATCAGATTGTGCATCATCCCATTTCATTCCAGATGTAAATTTAAGTAAATCACTAATATTATTCCCTGTATCTCCTCCAAAATATGTAATTGCAGATGCCATTGGGGGAAATAATATAGCACTAGAAGTTCCATTATCGGCAGTTGTTCGGCCATCCATTCCTGGAAATTTTAAATTATCTAAAATAGGGGCTGCATATCTTCTAAGAGTTATAAGTCTATTATTCTCAATTTTATTCCAATACTTTGCAAATGCAAAGTCTGTAAAATGATAAGGCATCCGGCCATAAGGATCAGCATTACCCCAAGATATTAAAGAAGAAGTTGTTGGAACAGATGCAAAATTTAATCCATTTGTAGTAGAAGCTGTGCCCCATGCTTGATCAACTTCATACCATCTTCTATCACCTCTTCTATTTAATAATTGTTTTCCTCCATCTGAACCATATAATTTAGTAAGCGCATATGTATTCATTAAAGCAGGAACACCTATATATAAAGAATCCGTTTTTAATGAATTTCTAACATCTATAATTTTTTGTTTTATTTCATTTTTATTTTCAAATTCAGCTGTTTCTTCCATTAATTGTACTGAAGCAAATAATCCAACAGTAGAAGAGGTAGCAAAATTACCACCAAAGGGTGTTCTTATAATGGGTTCTTCATTAGCCTCATGGAACATTCTATCTAATCTTCTATCAAAAGGAGTTTGCTCTATACCATCATTTTTAGTTGCATCTTCATAAAGACCAGATTGTTTAACTGCACTTGCACCTGTACCTACACCACTATTTTTTTCTGCTTCAGATCTTCCTTGACAATCTGCTAATGTATCTTTGGACCAAGTTGGAAATCTTTGAAAAATAATAGTTGCATCTCTATTATGATCAGCATTTCTATCATAAGCTTCAGTTATCGCAGTCTCTGTCCCTTCATTAATATATTTAACATTAACTGCATATCTAAAACATGAATTATATCCCTTACCTGTATAAAAGGGCATAAAATCATTAACACCTGCTAATCTACCAATTGTATCATTTTTTATATTATTAGCAGCATCTTTTACAGCAACAGCAGTATCTTTTCCTTTACCTATTGAATCTCTTACTCCTGAAACAAAATCTTGTCTATTATCTTTACGCGTAGCTCTATTAGCTTGTCGAGTATCTTTATCTGGTATGTTAAATTTGTTAAATACACCCATTATTCTAATTTTATTTTATATATTCAAAAATACCCAGCCTTACATTGAGAGCTGAGTATTTAATAACAAATAGAAAAAGAATTTTATTTAATCTATTTTTCCTTTTCGAGGATCTATTGTCCACTTTGATATCTCTTCTATGCTACGTGCTTCAAAAAGGCGAATTTTTTTTATAGAAGGGAAGAAAATTATTTCATCAAAATAAGGATATAAACGTTTTAATTTTGGCAAATGATAATCATCTAATAACACAATTTCATTTATTGTTTCTAAATCTTTTAAATTATCAAATAAATTTGGAATTAATTTTTCATTTACGATTGGATTTGAGTAAATGATTCCTCGTATTCGTTTAGATTTAGAGTAAGATTTTATTAAATCATTTATCTTATTACTAACTATAAATGCACCATATTCATCTATATTTTCATATGTATAATCATATTTATCTAAAATTTCCGGAACATGTATTATTGAAAAGAGTTTTAAATTTAAAAATGATCTTTTTAATTTCTGTATTCCTTCTGTAGTTACGTAAAATTTCACTTTATATATTTTTTGTTATATTTAGTTTGAGCTTCTGCCATAGCATCTATCATGGGAATTTGTTTTTTTTGTGATATTTTTGAAGCTATATCTGCTACTATAGCAGATTCTTTTTCTTCTATGGTCATATTTTGCATTATTCGAACATGTTCTTTCATATCTACCTGCATTCTATTACCATTTTCTATATTTTCTCTTATTCTTTCTCCTCTTTGTTTTTTAGTTTGAGTTTTGTAAAATTTATCTAAACCAAGATTTTTTTGCATGGCTCTTCTTTCTCTTCTGTTCATTTTATTTATTTTATAATTCTACGTCTGTTACTTTATAAACTTTACTTTCGGGATTATGTAATTTATATTTAAATTCAAGTTGAATTTTTGGAGCACCTGTTCCTTCTGTAATTATTTTAGTAGTCTTTTCATCTACTTCATATTCAAAAAAATTGTTATCTACGACAGCTAATTGATCTTGTGTATATTTTAACATTGGATCTACATAAACTGGAATATCTCTGAAATTCCCAAGTTTATAAAGTCCCACAGGAGATGCATTTAAATCTTTAAGCTCTTCACATTCAAACCCCCACATGTTTTGTATTGCAATAGCTAATTTTACATTAGTTAGAATAAATAAAGATTTTTTAGATACTATTTGAGATAACCAATCTTCTTTTCTTTTCCATTTTATATTTTTAAATTCTTTAAGAAATACAGTTTTTGAAACTAATTGAGATATATTCAAATAGACTTCATTGGCAATTCCGCTTCTTGCTTCTGCATCTAAGCCTAGATTTTCCATATCTTCTAGTTGAGTATGCGTTACGAAAAGTTCAACTATTCCAGGAATCCATAATCCTCCTCCAATCCCTGGTAAATCTTCAAATTGTTGTTTTAAAATTTCCATATCCTTTATAAATTGTTATTAATATATCGTTGTACTCTTCCTCTATGAATTCCCATCTCTTTTGCTATAATACTATATGTAATGCTATTTTTATAACGAATAGTTATATATTCTATTTCTTTTTTTGAAAAGGGTTTCATATTAGATGGTTTTTTTCTATTTTTTGCGCTTTCGCTCATTTTTTTCTTAGACTTATCTGAATAAATAGTAAATTTTCCTATTCTTGATGTTATTAATGCTTGTTTATGTTCTTCAGATAATTTTTTACCATACATGTGATGGTTTTTTCCTTTTTTAGAGCCATTTTTTTGAAAGGCCTTACTAATATTTTGTTTATGTTCTTCAGATAATTTTTTACCTTTTTTAGCTTTACTTATTTTCAGTCGAGTTTCTAAAGAACGTTTTTGTCCAGTATTAGATTTTTTAATTTTTTGTAATGTTGTAAAACAAGCATAATGGGTTCCTCCTTTTTTATTTAAATTATATCCATTTGGTGCTAATGTGTTATATTCATTTATCCATTTTTCTTGAGCTTCAAAAGCCTCTTGTTTAGATTCAAACTGTTCTAAAATTTTTCTTTTAAAATTTTCTTTTCCGTACTTATTTATAGCTGCGAAAAATGCTGTACCACTTCCTAGATATTCATCCTCTAAATTATTAGTAGAATGATCTCCGACATATTTCTTCTCATTGATTAAGTTTGTTGTGATATAAACATAGTTATATTGTTTTGACATATAAACTTTAATTTATATATCTTTTTTTGAAATCGACATTACATAAAAATAATTAAATAATCTCATATATGCTGCTAAAAATAATGCATCATCACTAATAATTACTTTATTAGCTTCTACTATCTCAAATTTAGAAGTTGCTTTACTTTCTTCAGCTTCTTCAGTAGTATTTATATCTACATCAGTTAAATTAACACAATAAATCTTTAATCCATTACTATTTAATGTATTATTTATTTGTCCAAGATACATCCAATCTGCCCCAGACTTAATATTTGAACCGATTACTTCAAACATTAATCTATTGGCACAAACTAAATCAGTTGGATCATCTTGATTTACATATCCATTAATGAGTACATAATTTTCTTTTTCTTTTAAGGGATCAATTTCTTTAATTACTCCAATATCACTAAGTAATCCTTTATTAGAAATTGTATATGGGAGTACACAGATTTTATCCAGTTTATGCACAACATAAAAGTGTTCATTTTCAGATATTACATCTTCAAACTTTCCTCGAAGCACTATTTTATTATTTTCGTTCATTATTAAATATTATTTTTCTTTAAGATCAATTTCATCTATTATTTCTTGAGGTTTTGGATCAGAAACAATAGATTTATTAACACATTCGGGTGTATAATTGCTATATTCCTCAAAGTGTATTTCTTCAGGCGTTTTAGGATTATACATTTGATTGATACCTTCTTTTAAAGCTTTTTTAATTTTAGAAATATCAATGCTTTCTATTATATATTCTAATCCCTTTTCACTACCATTATCAAAAGAATCTTTTACTACATTAAATAAACTTTGTAAAGGAAGAGAAATTGTTAATGTCATATCAACTTCAGTATCAACTTTTTTAGATTTATCCATCATAATGAATACAGGATCATTTGTTTTTAATGATGATTTAGGTAATTGTTGAGAAATTTCAACTGCTACTGGCGGTGGTATAACTGGGGCTGTGTTATTTAATATTCCAAATTTAGATTTTACTATTTCTGGTCTTGTTCTTGCAGGAGGAATTAAATCTATTTTTTTTCTTGTAACTGGCAATTTTTTACCATCAGTCATAATTTCTGTAACAGATGGGATATCATATTTAACTTGAGATTCCCAATCTTTTTCTATTCTACCGCTTTCTTCTCCTACTATTGATTCTTTAAATTGCCAAAGTTTACTCATATTTTCCACTTCAGCCATCATTTTATCAGTAGCATCAATATGATTAAGAGGAAGTACTAAATTTTCATTAATACGAGAATTATCTTTAAAAACTATATAAATAATTCCATCACTTTCTTCTTCAATTCTATCAAATACAAGAACTTCACCTCTTCTTTCACTAACTAACCATTGGAAATACCGAGAATTTTTATTACTCATAATTTTTATTTTTTATTTTTTCTTCTTTTTAGATTGTTTATAATTTTGGATTCTATAATAAACAATTAACTGAGCTATCAAAAAAACTATTGCACCATATATAAAAAACCAGCCACCTATTCCTTTAACTAAATAAATCATTTTTTATTTTTATATTTTTAATCTTCACTGTTTTTATTTCAATTTTATAAAATGAATCTTTTGTAATATTTTTTTCTTTATCATTATCATTTATATTTCTGTTTTTTAATTTTTTTATTTTTAAAAAATTCCATATATTCCAATTATTTATAAGCTTTATCATTTAATTTATTTTTAAAGCCTTTTTATATTTTTCTTTCTTTATATATTTAACACCCTTTAATGTGTTCTTTATTTTTTCTTTAATAATTTCATTTCTTAGACCAGTACTTTTACTTTTATTCCAAGGTATACTTTTTTCTTTTGTTTCTTCAGACATTCACAAAATAAACATTGAGTATTGAGCTTCATATTCTCGCATCCAGGATATTGTAAATCTTCCTTCTCTCCATCCCTTATATTCTTCACTAAATTTTTTTAAAACTTCTGAAAAATGTGATTTACAATTTCCTGCACTTAAATAATTCATCCGAGCAACAGGTATAACAAAAGTATGTTGTGTTCCTTTAACTCTCCAAAAATAATCAGAAGATACATCATAATCTACACCATATTCTATAAAAATTGGATTAATCCACCCTATTGGATTAATTTCAACAGTTTGAACATTTTCTAACTTTGAAAAATCATAATTATTTGGCATATTTAAATTTTAAAAACATAAATGCTCATATTGAATTACTTTATATTTATCCAATATGAGCATTTATATTTTAGTAATTGATAATATCTACAATTTTGGTTACTGAGATATTAACAATTTCAAAATCTGTTCCTTTAAGATGATCTGTTATTCTTTTTTCTACATCTGTAGGATTAAGAGCATTAACAATATATTCTTCACCTCTAAATTTTACTTGACCTTTGTCATTTTCCCATTCTACTTTTACTTTTACTCTCCAGTATTCATTCATTTGTGTTTGTTTTTAATTATTAATCTATTATTATTTTCTTTTTAGCAATATAATCTTTTGGTACTAATTTATATACATTGAATTCTGTTGGAACTTTTCCACAAGATTCACAAACTATAACTTCTATTGGATATAATTCTTCTTTTCCTGATGGTGATAAAATTGATGATATTCTTTTAAACATTATTTTTTCACTAAACATAATACCACCACATTCACATTCTACATTTTTAGAAGCTTGTAGATGTTCTAATTTTATTTGAAGGTTTTGAGCGCTTGGATTTGATTTAGACATTATTTTTTCTTTTTAGACATTTTTGATAAATCATTATCTAATTCAGTTTCATCCATAAAAAAAGAATCATATGTAGGTTCCCAAAATTCTTGACCTGACATTCTGTAATTGGATGTAAAGTGAGATAATCCTTTCATACTCTTTTTCATATTATATTTATCTGTATCTACAGATTGACTTCTAGAAAAACCTAAATTTTTTCCTGAACTCCATGCATCAATATCAGCTCCTAGGAATAAAAATTCCCATCTATTTTTATCTCTTTTTTGTTTTACTATTTTAGCAATAATGCCTTCTTCAAGATATTCATTAGAAGAATTTTCATGCCCATCAGTCACAATAACAAATAAAACCTTCCCGGGCTTATCTTCTTCATCTAAAGTATCATGTCGATTTCCGACATTATTAATAGTTTTTCCAACAGCATCTAAAAGTGCAGTTGAATAACTGGGACTATAAGTTTCTTTATTTAAAGCTTTAACATTTTCTAATAAAGTTCCTTGTTCAATAACTTTATAATAATCACTAAATTTTACTAAAGTAAATACTGCTTCACCTTCAATTTCTTTTTGCTGTTCAACGAATTCATTAAATCCGCCAATTGTATCATCTTTTACAAAACCCATTGATCCAGATTCATCAAGTATGTATACGATTTCAGTTAAGTTTTTGTTCATTTGTTTTATTTTTATATGTTATTAAATTGATTTAGTTTTATAAATCATCAACGGTTAATACTTCTTCATCAATATGATATCTTGACAACATAATTATTTTGTTAGTTATCTTTACTTTAATTTACCTATAGTATAAAGTTATTTTTTATAATAATTCTTCATCTTTCCAAATTACATCTTTTTGAAAACCTCTTTTATTTGCTTTCATTGTTGCTCTTAGTAAATTTATTATTTCTTGTCTTGAAGCTCCGGGTAAAATATATGGATTCATATCTCTGAGATAATTAGCTTCTAATTGGGTTAAACTGTTCATATTTATAATTTTAATTAGTTATATTATTTGTTTATCATAATTTTGTACTCCTTTAATCCTCGTTACTATCACCATCTATAAAATCTATTACGTTTTTTAATATAATTTCTTTTGATATGAATTTATTTTCAAAATCAACTTCTATTAATTTTTTGTGAGGTATAAGACTTAAATTATGAATTTCTTTAAATAAATTTAATTCTCTTTCTTTTTGTTTTAAACTTTGAGAAAAAGATTCACCATCTTCTTTACTTAAAAAGAAATAAGGATTTGCTGTTAAAGTAATTAAATACATATTTGGAAATATATTTCTTTCTTCAAATAATTGTATTTTTTGCTTGATTTCTTTCTTTGGAATTCCTCTAAACATTTGAGCATATACATATTCTCCTAAATGACTACGATTCCAAATAATTGAATTTGGATAATAACCGAATGTATCTCCGTCAATTTCTTCTCTAATATAATCTACAAACAATACTTCTTTGTAAAAGACATCAAATTGAAAATCTAATGTTTCCTTTGGAGACATATCCTTTGGAGGTTTACCAAAATGTCTTATTGTCCAGTTATCTTCATAATTATCTTGAATACCTCTAATGAGAGTATCTTTTCCTAATCTGTCTCCACCTTCAATAATAATATGTTTCATATTTGTTATATAAGGTTAATTTAACTAGTTTTAAAAGTTTCCTTTTTTACTTTATATCGTAACATAAATGCATCCTTATCTTTAGCTTTTAAATAATCTACCCAATCTGCATATTTAGCATGAGTAGCATGGCTATGATTAATTTTAATTTCATCGGGAATTTCTAATTCTGCCCTAAGTCTTTCTCCTGCCTTTTCAAGAACATAAGCTTCATATTGTTGAAGTAAACCTTCTCTTTTCCATCGATGATTTAATTTATCATCTAATTGTTTTCTAAGAAGAGGCTCAACTAATCTTCTATCACTATGATTAACTTCAAGTGCTTCTAAAACCTGATGAGTTGTTGCTTTAACAAATTGATGTTCTATATCATTTGCTGTGCTTTCATTCATACAGCAGCTTTCCATCATTTCTCCCTCTGAACCAGGGACATTGTAAATTGTATCGTACATTATTTTAAAATTTTTAATATTTCTTTTTCGTTTATATCAACTTCTTTTTGATATTTTTCTTCTCTCCATTTTAAAAAGAAGTCATCGGTTTTAGCACCCATGCGTTCTTTCTCTGTAATTGATTCTGCCACTTCTCTGGAACCTGCTATATCTACTGCCACTTTAAGCATATTCAAAAATATATCATTCCAGTAATCAGAATTCTCTCTTTTCCAAATCATTTGATGGAACATATAACTAACTGGTTTCATAATTTTAAATCTCCTTCATTATTAAATGGGACAAACACTTTATCATTATATATCCAGCCCTCAGGTACCCTGAGTATAGTATGTCCAAATTGATCAACAATTCTTTCATGTAATTTTAAATCATAGATTTCATTCGATACTTGTTCTGTTGATTTCTTCTAGGTGGCCGTGAAATATCCTCCATGCTTGGAAATTTTAAATGTCCCATTAAAATAATTTTTTATTTTTCATTCCTGTATATTTTGTATTATCTTGCATTTCAAATCTTCTACTTGAAAAATTTCTTTCACCTTTAATAATAGCTATAACTTCTTTTGTTATATCTTCATTAGTTTTTACAGGACAATTTTGTGGTAGTTTTCCATATTCTTTTGGTTCTAATAAATCAAAATCATGTGGCATTCCCATTAAATGCATATATTCCCTCATATTTATTCTCCTATCTTCAGTAGGATGAATATTTCTTTCCATCATTTCTCCTATAACTGCATAAACATGATGTTTATCAATACATAAAACTCTGTGTGATAACCTAAAGTTTTTTCCCATACCAATTTTTTTTATAACATGCGCGATATCTTTTACACTTGCGGGATTAGGATTTTCTTCACTTAAAACAAATTTTTGAAATTCTTCTAATAAACCATTTCTATTTAAAAAATCATAAGATGTTAAATGCTCCCTTGTATCTAAAAATGCTTGTCTCCAGCCATTTTCTCCAAATTTCATTTTAGAAAACCTAACAATTTCAAAATCACTAATAAATGGTTCTTTAGTAGCGTATTTATCTTGCAAAGTAGCATTTTTAGGAATACTTTTTAAAAATTCTTCTACATTAGGAGATTCTTCTTTATAATAATTTAATATAGGAGCATTATTTCCTTTATGGAGTATTACATATGTTCTCGGTCTACGCTGAGGAACTCCATGCAATAAAGTATCAGTTTTATAGAAAGTTCCCGCATATCCATGATAACGAGCGATTTCCATTATTTTATTTCTTACACATTCTCCAATTCCAGTATAAAGTGTAGGAGCATTTTCCCATACAAAAACAGTTGGTCTTAAAGTTCCTAAAATAAATTCAGCTGATTTATACATCCAATCATTAACTGGAGAATTAGCTCTTTCTCCTTTTTTAAGATTACCTGACATTGAAAGTCCATTACATGGAAGTATAGAACTAACAAAATCCAACTTTCCAATAAGATGTTGAACATCTCTAACTTTCCCTTCTTTTTCTAATTTATCAATTTCAAAATAAGGAACTACAATATTTTTCTTTTGTAAATATCTAAGATATAATTTGTCATTTCCTTTAAATGGAGAATAACTGGTAATTGCCACTGGTGGAGTTTTAGTAATATTTTGATTTGCAAGCGCAAACCCTCCTATTAATGGCACATGTGCTACGTATCTCATGTACAAACAATTTTAATGATTTATTATTTATATCCTTAAGATACATAATAGTTTTGGAAATAAAAATTTAATTTAATCTTTATGGTAAACCTTTAATTCTTTTGCAAGTTCTATTGCTTCTTCTTCATCTACTAAACCAGCATCAATAAGTTTAGTGTAATAATCAGGAATTTCTGCTAAATGATCCATTGCGATATCAAGAGATATTTCAGGATCATCAGTATGTTCCATTTCTACTTCTCTACCAACCTCTACTTGATATTGATCTACATCTTGAATATTTAGGTGTTCACCCTTCCCTCCATTCATTTCATTTATGAAATCTTTTAATGATTCTTGTACTTTCATTTTCTTGGTCTACGTTTTTTTATTTGTTCTCTTTCTTCTCTTGCAGCTTTCGAAGTGCCATAACCCTGTTTAACTCTTAAAGGATTTTCTTTTATTTCTTCAGGTTCTATTTGTTTTATTTCTTTTGCTTGCAGTTCTTTTCTTTCTTTATAATTTATATCATCAACATCACTATCATATTTTCTATCAAGATTATATCTTTTTCTTATTCTTGCTTTTTCTGTTTTTTCTCTTTCAATTCTTTTTTCTATTTCTTTTTTTCTAACATAAGCTTGAGATTTTCTTGGTTCTTCTGTTTTCCACTTATTTAATTTTTTATCTATCATAAATGGTTCCATTCTTATTGGTTCTCCTAAAACTTCAACTCCAGGTCCCTTATCATATTTATATCCAAAATATCCCTTTTCGATAGTATCTCCTGTAGTCATAGATTTCCCACCAAATTTATCAGCATTTGAAAGTATTTTTCTAGCTTCTGGTGAAGTTCTAATTCCAGCATTTCTTATTAAAAATGTTATAGCGTCTGCTTTTGATCCAGACCATAATGATTCACCCCTTCTATTAACAATATCATATGTTTTAAATTCAGAATCTATATTTACAATATAAAAAATTTCCGCAGTTTCATTTAAAAATTCATTTAGGCTTTCTTTAATAATTTTCATCATCAATTTTTTATTTTTCAGTATATATGTGGAATAATTTTTCCTTTTTCATTCGTTTGTCATATTCTTGCTTTGTTCTTCTGGAGGAGACATTAATTTAAAAAATTCATAAATTGAATTAACATCATCTTCCCCAAGTTTTTCCATATTATTCAAAGTTTGTAATTGGATTGAATTTTCGTATGTTTTACCATTATAATTAACCCACATTCCAATGGAATCAACCTCGGCATTGTTTTCCAATAATAAATCATTATATATTGAAGTTAATACAACTTCTATTCCATGTTTAATAATGGCTTTTTTAACTAATTCATTTATAACTATTGTGGCTGATGATTTTATAATATAATCAGTTTTCTTTTTCTTATTAGTTTCACTAACAGCTTTCATTAGTGAAATTTTTATTTTATTAAGATTTTTTACTTTCATTATCCTGTACTTTCTATAAAATTAAGATCTTTTTGGGGAATTTTATTAACTTCTGGATAAGATTTGCTTCTTGCTCGATGAGTCATAACAAAAAATCCATCTTTATCTGCTCCTAATCCACACCCTTTTAATTTACTTCCCATACTGCCTCTTAAATATGTTACTACACCTTTATTATATTTAGTTCCATGAATACCAGATATAATGATTAATGGAACTATTTTATCTTTCATTTCTTTGGGTAGTTTTTTACTTCTTTCAATTTTTCCTTTTACATCAAAGGTATCTTCTACAATACTGCGAGATTCACTCATTGGAACTAAGTTATCTTCCCAGTGTTCTTTAGGTTCTTCTATTTTTTGTTTTACGATAAATTTATCAATAAGCTCAGCTACTATTGCACAATCATAATGGGCACCTATTGTCACAAACTCATCTCTAGTTGAAAGCCACCCACCAAACCCATAGAGAGCTTCGCTTGGTGATAATGATTCTTTTACTATTTTCATCCTTCACCCCCCCTGAAAGCGTGCCCGCTTCTAGCCGGATTCATTGCATTAACAGTTGCTCCAGGTCCTTGGCTATTTGGAGAGGATCCTCCCTTAACAATTAATTCTCCGGTTACTGTATCTGCGTTTGGCTGTAATCCTATCCCTTCATCTACTTCTCCTTTTATTTCTTCTGAAGGAGTTTCATTTTTTGGAGCCATTGTACCAAACATAGCTCTTTGCTCCCAATAATCTTTACCATAATTAATTGTTAGTTCTTCATGAGCCTGTATAATTCTTGCTGCTTTAAAATACATTTGCCTATTTGCTCTATTATATGCATATTCAACATTAGGTTCTTCTGAATGTTTATATAAAGATCCATATCCTAAAACCAATCCCCACATTCCACCATTTTTCCCTTCTTTTTCAATTTCGAAAATGAAATCTTTTAATCTATCAATAGCTTTTGCTTCATAACCAACAAAAATAATCGGAGCAATCTCAATAATTTCTCCTTTTGCAAATTGAGTTTTAGATAACACAGTAAATTCAGCATTGGGACGTTTTGAATAAACAACTCTATTAATATTAAAAATTTCTCTTCGAGGTTTTAATAAACCTCCTTGATCAGAAATATGAACAGGTTTTTTACTACCCTTTTTCTTCCCTATTTTTTCATCTTCCTCATAGGGGTTAAAAAATCCTTCTTCATCTAATTTTTTAATTTTATAACTCATATTTGTTTATAATTTTTATAATCTTTAAAAGATACAAATCCTTCACCCATATCAAATTCTATTGTTTTATCCCTAGTCCCGCCTTCTTTTCTTTTTCTCATTTGCTCTTCCCATTCTTTTCTTTCTTTATCGGGATACATTTCTGGAGGAAGATGATGTCTTTGTTCGACTTTAGGTACATAGTCTTTCATTTTCTTAAGAGATATTAAAACATATTCAGCCTGATCTTTTAATTTTTCAACATTTTTTCTGATTCCATAAATATCATCAGGATAAAGTTTTTTAAGAACTCTTAAATTTATTCCATTTTCAAGTTCTATGGCTTCTTCTACTGCATCAATGGTTTCATCAATTAATTCAGATTTTCCATTATTTTCTATATCAAAAAAATTCTTTTTAATTTTTTTATATAGTTTTTTAGCTATAAAATATTTTTCTTCTGAAGTTGGCATAATTAATCTTCTTTTTCTTTTTCTTCATCTTTTTCATTATCTTCTTTATCCCAATCTCCTCCTAAATCCATTTTTTCTATATCAGGTCTTCCGTCAAATGCAGATTTTATTTGGGTTATATCTCCATATATAATTTCTTTTTGTTCTTTGATTTGTAACCATGGTCTAATAAATAATTCAAGATCTACAGGATTAATTTTTGAATCCCACCCTGATAAAGTATATTGATAAGTTCCGGTATATGTAATAACTCTATTACCTGAAACTCCATATTCTAAATTTTCATAATCATTACCAATTATTAATCCTTTTGAAGATACCTTTAATCTAGCTCCTGACATACTTAAGTGAGTTTTAATTCTAAACTTACCTTTATCCATTTTTATATTTTGAATTAGGAAATCTGCATCAGAAATTACTTTTGCATATTTTCTTGTTTCAATAAATGCAGATAATTCTGAAATTATATTATCTAATCTTTTCCATCCAGAAGATCTTATTAATTGAGTTTTATGTTCATCAATTTTCATTTTAGCTACAGCACCTAATTCTTGCCATTTAGCTTTTAATTCTCCCTTCCCTTTTTCTGAAAGTTCTACATTTAGTACAAATCCCGGAGAATCAATTCTTTGATCTATTGCATGTGTATATGCTTGAAAAATATCATCTATTCCTTTATCTAAAATAACCATTTGATCTTTTTTATAATCTTGGAGTTCTTTTAAATTGCCTTCCATTGCTGCTTTTGCTTCAACTTCCTTGCCTTCTTCAGTTAATTTATCAACTTTTTTTCTTAATTCTTTATATTCTGGATCAATTGTTGCAACTTTTAATTGAAAACTATTTGAAAATTTATCAATAACTTTTTTAGCTTTTTTAATATACCTATTTAAAGATTTCTTCATTGTTCGTTTGCCTTTTTTGAAACGTAAAACTCTTGGAACATAAGATAAACCTCTATCTATGATTTTTCCATAAATGCCATCTTCATCACCCTTTTCTAATATCATAGTTTCTGATACTAATAAAGATTTTTCTTCTGAAGAATACTCATTTAAAGGAATAAAATTATTTTCAGACATATTTTTTATTATTTTTTAATTTGATCTAATAATCTACCTTCTTTTCTAACAGCCCATCCTTTTCCAGCGCTTCCTTTAATTTTAACTTGAACTCCATCAGGCAGCCCTTTAACTTTAGGAGCAGGTCCTAAAACTTCAATTATAATTTTCTCACCATCTACACCATTTTTCTCAGGCTTTTGATAATTCCAGTTTGATCCTTTTGGATAATTCGTAGGATCAAATCCTTTTGTGGCAGCTTTAATTCGTTTAGATTTGTCTCTTTTAAATACATCTATACCAAGTGGGTATATATTAGTACCTTGAATTAATTTACCAGTAGGCATTTTTAATATACCTTTTTCTTTTGACATTTTTACAACTTGAACTTTTCCTTCGGGTATATCTCCATCTTCTTTACCTATTTTTCTTATTTTAATGTATCTGGTAAATTTTTTATTTTTCTTATCTCTAGTTTCATATGACCAAACTTCACCCACTTCAACTGGCATATCATCACCAATATCAATATCTGTTTCTGGTTGTGAAATAATTTGAGTTACTGCTTTAGCAAATTCTGCTAGCCCCATATCTGCAGTTCCACTGGCATATGTTTTATCTTCAACTTTTGTAGTGTCCCACTTATAAGATACAATTTTTTTAGTACTCTCTGACTCTGCAACATCTTTATCTTTTATATCTGTAACTGTAACTGTTAAAGGAGTTGCAAGTTTTTCATTATTTACTTTATATGTTCCACCTACTTTAACTTCCTCGGGGGTAATTCCATCAACTTCTTTTCCTTCAACTTCTTTTCCTTCTTCATCATCCCCTTCTTCTTCAACTTCAACATTTTCTTTGGCATCTTTAGATTTATTTTTTAAATTATTTATAAGCTCCTGAACATCATCATTACCGCTTAAACCAATAGTATTTTTAACAAAATCCACTAAGTTTTCATTATCACCTACAATTTCTCTTATAAATTCATCTTCCTTTTCAATCATTGAATTAAAAGAAATTTGACGTAATTGTATAGATAATAGAACCCAATAATTCTCCACCATTAATTTACGTCTGGGACTTAAATTTTTCTCATTAATATATGTCAGAACTCTTTTTTCAAAATTAGATAAAATTTTATCAATTCCTTTGTTAATATTATCAATTTGCTGTGTTTGCATTTTATTACCACGCTCAATATTTGTTGATAAACTTGTTATTATCTCCTTTTGATCCTTTCCTCCTTTTGCTAAAGTCATTATATCATTCAACATCTTTTTCTGATTTTGTAAAATTTCACCATAATATTTTGATATAATATTTTTATTAATGATTATTAATGCCTTTTTAGCTACTTTTGTTAATCCCCTAAAAGCTCTTGCTTTTTTTCCAATGATTCCCCCACTTTTGGTATCAAGTTCTCCTTCATTAAGAGATTCACCAGTTATTTTTTTTACAAATTCATTGATAGAAGATCCCTCAACTTTTAATTGTTCACTCAGAGCGCTATATTCATTAAATTTCAAAGTTTCCATAATAATACATTTTTATTTATTTTATATATTTAAGAAAAAAATGTGTTGAATATATAAAATAAACCAAACGGTTGAAAACTACAAAAATAAGTGAAAATATGGAAAAGGTTAAAGAAAGTTTACTTGAATATAATGATTCTAAATTTTTTGATGCTCTTTTTGAAGAAGATCAAAAAGAAGTTGATGAAACTAAAGAACTTGATAAAAAAAATATTAAGAAAACTACTCCCCCTAAAGATAATAAAAAACCTAAGCAAAAGAAAAATATATTCGAGGATGGAGAAGATGAAAGTCCAGCCGAAAA